ATTATCAGCCACACTTACATGAGTTGCATTTGTAGCCGTTGTAACTGTTGTACCTGCAATAACTGTAGCTAAAGCCGTACCATTAACTGTTATCGCATCGGCTTCTAATGTTCCATCTACATCAACATCACCAGAAAAGTCTCCTGTTGCTGCATCAAGTTCGCCTGTCAAAGTAACATTTCTAAAACTAGCAATATCCTTATTAGCATCTACAACAACTGCCTTACTAGCTGCAACTGTACCTGCTGTAATCCCATCTAGCATCTCTAGTTCGGCTTCTGATAATTCTGCACCTGATCCAAGTGTTAAGTTACCACCAACAGTTAAATTACCTGCAACGGCTAATGTACTACTTGCCACAGTTGAATTAGGTGTATGGGTTAGATAACTTACAAACGATCCACTAATCTTACTGCCAAGTGTTAGTGTTCCACCATCGGCAATACTTAGTTTATGTTGGTCAGCATTATCATCACCTTGGTCTGATTTTAACACCACATTTAAAGCAGCGCCTTCAACATTAGCAGATATTTCTAAACTATCATTTGTGGTTTCATCATACTGTATAGCTATGTCAGAATTAGTACCTAAGAGTATAGTTTGGTTATCAATAACAGATAAACCTACGGCAAAGGGTATTTTAGCTGTTGTAGTTTGTGTGCCGTCTTTTGTTATAGCCGTAGATAAACCTGTCGCAATACCATCCATCTCGGCATCCATACGACTAGCCTGGATTCTAATACCATTGTCACGATCATCTGTAAAATCATGCACCCTTGAAAAAGTGCCACTACTATAAGGCATCTAAACTGGCCCTCCTGGTATAAATTGAAAGTTACTTGATAAAATACTTATTTTCTGTGATGCAGATGCTACCTTTATTCTCAAAGATGCTGATCTACCTAATCTTCCTACGACTTTACGTTTTTGTATAATTCCTGCTCCAACTGTGTCAGCCCAAAAATCTATGTCAAACTCGGCTGTATCCCACGTTGCTAAATCACTCTCAAATACGTTAGAGGATAAAGTCAAACCTGTTGGTGCTTGTTGATCCACCGATACACCAAAGTCAAAGTTAATATCTCCTAATGCTTCAAGCATAGGTGCAATACTTGTAAATCTTTTTAATGATGCTCGATCACCAAAATAATTATAGGCAAAACTTATATCAGCCGTAATCGCTGTTGTTAGATCAGCATTGCCACCAATCTTATAAACCTTACCATCTGTTGTACCAAAATAAGTATCACCATTAAAATTAGCAAATACATGAGCAGGTATATTCTGAAATATAGCCCAAGCCCTAGTTATGGGATTAAATATATGTTGGTTAAATGTATCTGTTGAATCACCTGTTGGATAATTAAAATATACTTTTGAGCCGTCAGCAGAAACATGGATTTGCCAACCTGTAGATGTACCAGTTTCAGCAACCTGGCTAATAACTGTTCCTCTTATCTTTTCACTTATAGCTGCTGCTCTATTACCTATTAAATCCTGTCTAAAGACCTGTGATAATGGTAAATAACCCTCTCTTGTGGCAACGATCAAATCACCACCTAGTTTAGCCATAGCCCTTATTTCGTTTACTGGTTCTGCTACTCTAAATGTACCAACTAAGGCAAAGCTAGATGCACTAGGATCAGTACCAGAATAAACCAATACCTCACCAGAACTCATCATTAATGTTAGTAGATCATCCTGACCCTCACCACCATCAACAGTTAAAACACCAATCTGAATTAAGTTACCACCGAATGTACCAACTAAACCTACAGGAAACTTTGTAAAATTACCTTGAAAGGTATCGACTGTGGCTGAATAGTAAAAGTTTTGGTCAACTCCTGTAAAATAATAAAGTCGGTTTTTATATGTGGTAACACCCTTTAGTGTCGATGCACTAGCACTATCAGATAATGTTATACTAAGGTTTGATGCTGAACTGCCATTCCAACTAAAAGGTGTATCTGTTCCATTCACAAAAATGGTTAAGCCGTTAAACTCTGTTGTCTGAAATCTACCATTAGATAGACCTGTCTTTTTACTTACAGCACTACCAGTATCAATCTGATACAATGTGCCATTTGATCCTACAGCTAATAACTGTCTGTTAGCCCCTGCAAAATGCTCCACAAGTGTTTCTACATTACCTGTGCCAACACCTGTGCAAAAACTAGAAAAACCATCTCTTGTTGTTATCTTTTCCACAGTCGGAAAGAAATTACTCATTACAAGTGCATCAGTCGGTGGCATAGCATCTAAACTATCTCTTGAGTTTAGACCACCAACAGGTGCAGGTATAGATGCAGATTTAACTCTATATCTGTTTGCCGTTTGTATAGGTTGTAGCATTAAACACTTCCATAGCCACTATCAGGCAAGTTATAGCTATATGGACTTACCCTTAATCGTCTTGCATCATCTAGGCTAATAATAGGTGAGCCACCAGAACGTGATACAGCCTGTCTTAACTCTAGTTGGTATTGTCTAAAGTCCTCTGCGTAATCCAAGCCGTGCATCTGTTTAAATCGCCAGGTAACACCTAATTCTATCAATAGTTCATCTAATATGCCTGTATCAGTATCAACAGTAAAAGCTGCTTGTGATGTACCATCTGTTTTCTGATTCCAATGAGAACTTACATACTCAAATCCTACAGTTTCAGTTGCCGTAGGTGTTGGAGTAATATCAAACTTTAACGCATTAGAACTTGATTTTAATCTAAACCTTTGTGTAATACCTGCACTAGCTGATCCATGCCTATCAAGTTGATATTGCTGTGGTGTTAATGGCCCTGTGAACTTATCAAGATCAGTCCTGTTAAATGCAGTATCACCAACAAACCTGTCAAAGTCAGTCGGCAAAGCATAAGATTGTGTGCCAGATGCAGTAGAAAACGTATGCTCTTTTAATAGTATTGGCCATGCAGTTGCCCTCATTAACTGTTTGCCCTCACGTTGGCATAAAGCTAATAACTGTCTTGCTGTAGGACTTGTGTTAGAGATTATAGTTGTTTCTCTTTCAAACCCTGTAAAGTCAGCTACGTTCTGACATATCGTTAATAGGCTCATCTGGTATTCCTATATTTAATGGTTTATGTACTTTCTTAGGACTTGGCTTTTTTGCGTTCATAGTTAGTTCTGCAATACGTTGTAATTCAACATACGGCTCACCAATCCCACGCAATTTCTCTATCTCGGCTTTGGCTAAATCTTCTATAGATTCAATACCAATTAATTCTAATTCAATACGTCTAGGCTCTGACATAGCAGGTAGGTCTTTTAGTGGTGTACCAACTTGTTTCTTATTGCCTTTTGTTTTCTTGTAGGCTTCCCATTCTTCTGGAAACCTAGATAAATCCTGTGGTCTAACAGGTGCTTCAAATATATCTTTCATACCCTTAACAGTAATTCTTACGAAATCTCGTATTTTACCATTAAATTCACGTTCATAAAATTGTGGTGTAACTGTCATTTATAATCCCTCCAGATTAGTTGATTAGAGGGCAAGTTTCCCTGCCCCCATAGTTATATTTACATTACGAAATCACAGATTATTTCTTTGTCTGAAATATCACCTGCAATCGCACACACATTGTCTGTTGCTGCTGAAGATACGTCTAATGTACCATCGGCTGAACCAGTTGGTGTTAATGGATCACCATCTGCACCTGCTGTTAAAGCAATCGATAATGTGGCTGCTCCTTTAATTTGAAACCATCCATAAGTTTCTGTTGCAATATTTGCCTGGATTACTCCTGCACCTATCTCAACTGAATCACTTAAATCAGATGAACAAACATGGTTTTTATAGCCATCCAACGTAAAATAATACGCAACTTCACCTGCTACACCATCAACGGCTGCTGTTCCATCATCATATTTAAGATACTTATAAATTTTAGTACCATTAGAGCCTGTAACAACTCCTAATTGACCAGGTATAAATTCTGGTGTTGTACTTTGGGCTGTAACGTCAATACCCAATATTGCTGCTATTGTCATAACAACTACCTTTCTATTTAATTAAAGTTAAACGTGAATAACACCTTGTAAGGCTCTGTTACTACAAGTTAAATTACCTGACCAGAACATTGGTGTTACCATTGCATCTTGGTTAACTGACATCTTAGCTTCACTAGGAACAAAGTTTCTATTAGCTGCGACTTCCAACCTTAAATAGTCAGTATTTAGAAAATACATCTTATTTGCAGGACACGCATCATCAAAGATAACGTCACTATTTAGATACTGAACACTTGTAAAACCAGATGTTGCCACTCTGTCAGATGTAACTCGCTGAATTGCCTGTAATGATCCTAAAAAGGATTTATAGG